ATAAATTAAAGTTAGTAATTCTATAGTTTATACTATCGTGTCGCTATAATCTTTTTCATCATAATAACTTCATTTTTTGACAGAATGACAACAAAGTTCCGTTTTACCCCCATCCATGAAATCATTTTTATTTCAAACTAACATTTTACCAAACCAATAAAATTGAATGTAAGTACGATATAGCGATGACTGATCCGCTAAAAAACAATACAATGGAAACAAGCAATAAGTATTGTTTCAGGCTTACAAAAGAAGAAGCCATTTTAAATTAACACATTGAATGCATGATTTTTTATATATTTCCACATCAACAACAATTCATCTTGGTACACAATAAAAAAGGAGCCACCCAATGAACTAAAGCCATCGACAAACTAAGGTCAGAATATCCTCTTGACTTATTATTGAAGTTGAGAAAGATGATTCTGTCTGTATTCTATTATCATCTGAAATACCTGAAACAAACAATAAATATGCCATGAAGAAAAAACATAAAGCCTATCGTCACATAACTGCGGAAAATATATCTATCTCCATTTTGCAAAATCATACTATTCCAAAACATTCATTTGTGGATCATCCGCTCCAATCCATTAGCAAGCAGTGCCTGGGAACAGGCAATATTCCGGTGAATAAATCTGAGTCAGTAGATTTTTATTGGGAGTAATTTTTACCCTCATACAGTATTGCATGAGAAAAAAAGTTCCGGTTATGCTTTGACAGAATACCTATACTTGAATGGTTCAAGATGAAATTCAAAGAGTACAAAAAGAGGAAAAACAGACCGAAAAGAGGATTAAGAACATAATATTCAATAACAAAAAAAAATAAAAATGCAATTTTGACAGTCAATAAATTGCATTTTTATTTCTATTTTTGTGGTTATCTGCGAGGCTGAATAATAATATAAATTTAACAAGATGTCATGAAAAAGAAAATGATTATTATATTTTTAAGTACAAGCATATCGCTACTATTTTCTTCATGTTCAACTATACTAGAAATTATAACAGGAGATAGACAGTGTATATATCCTAATTGCACAGAACGGGCTACCAGCAACTCAGCTTATTGCTC